CAAAGGTCATATCCATATCAGGAGATATAACCTTCACATAATCTCTAAGTGCTTTACTATCTCTAGCTAGCATTCCTGTAATATACTTATTAATTGCAGATATATCAGAATTACCATCTACTGATTTAATCATATATCTCAATCTTGTAGTAATTTCAAAAGAACCATCTTTATTTAATTTTTCAAGAGCTTGGATATCCTTTTCTACTGCCAATTCATCACCATGTGTCAATAACTTAAAAGTTAATTTATTCTTTCCCAATGGGGTAGTGAATTCAAACTCATTTTTGTTTTTAAATAAAGAAAAATCAACTTCTTTTGTTTGAACCTTAGATAAATCAACTACAGTTTGAATACTATCACCCGTTACACTTGAATAAAATTTCATTGAATAATCAGGCCCGTATCCCAATAAACGAGTTGCTAAAATAATAGCGTTCTTGTCACCAATTACAATATCTTTAGCATCGATTTTATCCACAATGATAGATTCAAACAACTTATCCAATACAATACCTTTTTTGATAAGGTTTTGGCTGGATAGGATATCTTCCTCTTTTGCAGTCATATACTTTATTGTAATTCTACCTGATGCCAATGGATGTTCTTTTGGATAAACCAATCCTTTTGATGGTAAATCCAACACTTCGGTTGGAAAATCGTATGTTTGTTCTGTCATAACTTGTATGTATTTGTTTATATATAAATATATGTTTTTAAAAAAATTAGAAATAAAAAACCCCCACCATTTCTGATGAGGGTTGTCCTTCGGTAGCTTCCGTAAGGAATATTTTTAGAATTCTAAGATTGCGTAATCGTAAGATAAAGTTAATTCAATTGTTGCAGGTTCATTAGAATCAAACGATAAATCACCAAAGTTAGCGGATTGAATAAATGCACCTTTAATAGTCCATTGTTCAATTTTATCACCCACAGGTCCTAACATATAGAAAGTAATATCTTTCTTATAGAAGTCAGCGTAGCCTCTTCTACCAGTAATAGATTCGTGTCCTAAACGAACCCATTCCATTACCGATTGTGCTCCTGATGGAACAATTGGATCGTATAATGTGATATTTATATCCTGCCAATCTCCCTTACCTTGTAATTTTCTTTTGATGTTGATGTGATCTAACACAATAGTTTCAAATTGAATTGAAGGTCGAGCTGCTGCTTTTACTAAGTAAGAAGGGATACCATCGATTTCCATCACGTATCTATTCTTCATCTTCGGTTCGAAGTTCGTATAGAACATCTTATCAAACTCTAATACTTCTGCCATTTTATTTCTTTATCTGTTTTATTAATAATAAATATACTCTAATTATTTTTTCAGTATCTTATGCGCTGAACGTTGCTCCAGTTGGTAAGATGTTGAAATCAATAACTATAAATTCTGCAGTCTTTGTTGGTTGTAAGAAAATCTGTCCAGCCATAATGTTTCTATCGATAACATCAGGTGTGTTGTTAGATTCATCCATTACCACATTGAATGCGTAAAGTCCTTGTCTTTGTTGAATTGCTTCAAAGTAAGGGTTAACAGTGTTTAAGAATCTAGTTCTAGTCTCTGAAGTATTTTGTTCGAATACTAAGAAACGAGATGTAGATGCTACGAACTTCTTAACAGTGATAAGTAATCTTCTTACGTTGATTCTATCCAATGCCGATGCTCTATCTTGCAATGTTTTTTGTCCGTATGCTACAATACCTTGTCCAGGGAATACAGCGATTGGGTTTACTTTTGCTTCGTATAAAGTATCTCTTTCAGAGTGTGTTAATCTATTCAATACTGAAACTGCTCCCGTAATACCACCTCTATTTAAACCTGCTGGTGCGAACCACTCTGCTGCCAATCTATCGTTAGCTGCAAATACTGCTGGTAATAAAGTTGATGGCGGAACTGAAGTTAATTTGTTTGTATTACCATCTATAGTCTTAACCCAAGGATAGTAAGTTCCAACATAGTTTGAATCTACTAAAGATGCTTCATCAGTTGCTTGTGTGATTGTATCACCTGCTCCGTTGAAATCAGCGATGTAGAATGCATCTTGTCTAGCTTCTACCATATCAATAACTCTATCAGTTACATTAGAGTGTAATCTTCTAACGATACCTGGAGTTACTACCATGTTAATATCATATTCATCAGGGTTAGATACCGCTGCGATTGCTTTAGCGTATCCCACCGAACCACTTGCTATTGAAGTTGAACAATCAAGTCCTTGTGCGTTAGCCGCTGAAATACCTGTTCCTAATGCTGGCTTAATAATTGGATTTAATCCATCAAAACCTTCTTGGAAATATAAAATCATTTGTCTCTTAGCCATATCCACCGCTGCTGAACCTGTTGGAACATAGCTGAATGGTGAATTGTTAAATGAAAATGCGTTTGAAGTTCTTCCGGTTACTCCAGTAGGTATTGGTTTTAAGAATTGAGCGTTATCAATTTTGTATGATGTAGATTCTAAATCTAAACCACTAAATTTAATAGTTGAAGATGTTGTGTTATCTTTAGAACCGGTTGAATATTGAACACCTGGTAATAATGCACCATTTTGTCCATCATCAATTGGAGAATAATATGCTGAGTGTCCAAATGGCATTGCTGATATTGGATACGTGCCTTGCTCTTTTACTTCAACTCTAATATATTTTGATTTATTTGAATAATCACCATTTTCAGTAATTTTACCATCAGAATCAATAGTTACATTTCTATCACCAATTACTCTAGCTATAAAGTTTGGAGAAGCAGGGTCTAAGTTTACATTGTTAAATGTTTCTAAAACTACCTTTCTTCTATCACTATCACTAAATGCTCTTACAGTTACAGTGAATACAGAATAATCAGTTGAACCATCTTCACCAGCTGCTTTAACACCAGAAATACCGATTTTGTATTTTGTGTTATAGATTGTTCCATCACCAATTGTGTGGAAACGGAATAAATCGCTTGCCGGGTCTTGTGCACTTCCTGTTTGAGATTGAATCCAAGGTGTTGAAGCGTGTGTAATATCGTATCTGAAATCTTGTGTTGGGATGGTAACTCTTTGGATACCATAATCAGCTCCACTTAATGTTGCTGCGTAGTTTTCAAAATATGTGTAAGTATATGCTGCTTTAGTTCCAAATGGAGATTCACCAAATACATCACTAACATCATTTGTTGATGTTGGTAATAAATTTAATGTATAAGAGCTTCCCATTATACCCGCGTTGTTTATTTCAAAAGATGAACTATCAGATAGTTGGCTTGCTGAAATAGATCCTGTGAATCCTGTAGTTTGATTGTTAGAACCCGTAGCGAATAATACTGCAAATATTCTACCATCAATTCCTGTGTTAGTTGCCGAACCAGTAATTCTCAAAGCAAAAGGTTGTGGTTGTCTATAACCACCAATACCACCAACTCTTACGATGGTGGCCGTTCCCGCTTCTCTTAAATAGTTTTGAACTGCATATTCTGTGTAATATGTTCCATCGGGTGTTCCGAAGATATCTTCGAATTCTGATTGAGTTCTTACGATTGTTGGAATAAATGCCGGTCCTTGCTTAAAAGGTCCAATAAATGCTGCTCCAATTTCACCAACTCCTTGCGCTAAGAAGGATAGGTCATTTTCTCTTGTAAAAACACCAGGTGATACGATTCTTTCTGCCATTGTTATTTATATATTTGTTATTATATTTTAATTCCGTGTACTTCCAAACAAAATACACATATAAATATAAGGGAAATCCCCAAAACACAATTTTTTTTCAAAATATCGTATTGGGAATCTATTAGTATTATTTAGTGTATCCTATTCTTAAGATTCGGTTGTTTCTTCTTCAGTCACAGTCTCTTCCCAAGGTAATCCATATACAAAGTTAGTAGCGTAATCCTTTTGAATATCTATATTATAGGTTAATCCATTAACTATATTTGTTACCTCTTCACTACCAAGTTGATTCTTAACCCAATCAACTAATTGAGCTTCAGTTAGGTTTTCAAATTGTGTAAACTCAGCTGCATTAGTATCAACCGTACTTAAATCATCACAAACAGTTACAACATCTTGTGCAGCTGCTGTAAAAATACCATCTATAACTTCACACTTCCAATAGACTCTTGTAACTATACCATTTACAATGTGTCTTTCTAACTGTCTGATTGTCCAATTTATTTGAGCCATATTATTCTATTTGTATATATAAATATCAAATTATTTGTAAACAATATAATTACCCAAAACCAACACATCCATTTCCGTATCGTAGAAGGTTTCCAGAGCATCCTCTGGCGTTAAAACCATAGTTTTATCCTTTACATTAAATGATGTATTCAAAAGTATTGGATACCCACTTAACTTTTCATATTTTCGTAGTAATCTGTATATTCTATTGTTTGATGTAGTAAATATGGTTTGAATTCTTGCCGTTCCATCCACATGAGTTACAGCTCCTAATGTTTTCTGATATTCCGTTCTAACATTAACCACTTGATTCATATATGGAACATCTCCATTGGTTTCGAAGTATTTATCTTGCACATCTTGCAATACCATAGGTGCAAATGGTCTAAATCCTTCCCTCTTTTTAATCACTCTATTGATTTTATCTTTCATTTCCGCTTTTAGAGGTGATGCAAGGATTGAACGATTACCCAAAGCCCTAGCACCAAACTCAATACTTCCATAAAACCAACCAACTACCTTTTCATTATGTAGTTCTTCAGCTACTTTACTCAATAAGTCCTCTTCACTACTATATCTTACAATTTTAGATGGATTTATTGTTTCCACAACCTTACCATATCCATATTCAGGTCCCAAAAATGGATTTCTAGTAACCTTTCCTTTAAAAGTATCATCAGTTTGGATAAGATAATTGATACATGCTCCAATAGAAGAACCTGCATCAGATGGTGCAGATGGTATCCATAGTTTTTTGTAATTTGTGTTTTTAGTTATTTTACCATTTGCCGTTCCGTTATATGCACATCCCCCACTTAAACACAAATTTGTGTTTTTACTTTGGGAACTTATATGATTTAGGATAGCAAAGAAAACATCCTCATACACTTGCTGAACTGCGTATGCTAAATCTTCATGTTCTGCTGTAATTGGTTCATCCGAATCTCTAGGTAGGATACCCAAATGTTCAATTAACTTATGATTAAACATTAATTTATCATCTCTATCCCAACAAAACTTATCCATATCACAATTTAGCCTACCAGCCCCAAATTTAACTAAAGATCCTACCAATTTGATGTATTTACTTTTAGAACCATATGATGCCAACCCCATTACTTTATATTCTCCCTCATTTGGTTTGAATCCTAAATAAGATGTCATAGCTGAATAGAATAATCCCAAAGAATGTGGGTATTGTGCTAAACTTTTGTATTTTATTCCCTTTTCTTTATGTAATCCATAAGATATAGTATCAATCTCACCAACACCATCAATTGAAATTACATCCGACTCTAAAAAATCAGACGTGGCTACAGAATAGTATAAATGTGATTTATGATGTTCTGAATAAAACACATTATCGGATATTGTTTTAAGTAATTTATGTATTTTTACTTTATTTGATGTTATTTCAACCAAAGATTTGGTTACATGAATTGGTGCTTTAAAAAAGTTTGTTTTAAAATTGTCCCAAACTCTTTTAAATTTCAATTTAGGTTCTTCATAATAGCAAACCGCATGTATATCTTCTTTACTAAGTTTATATTTGGTTAAAATATACTCTATAGTATTGTTTGGGAATGAACTATCATGCTTTATTCCACTAAATCTTTCTTCTTCACA